TCCAAAGATCTCCAATGGAGACTTCTATGGAACCAGACTTCTCAACTGGCAATATCAGATATAAGGCTAGAGAGAGATATTCATTTGGTTTCTCTGATTGGAGAGGAATCTTTGGATCTCAAGGTGCATAGATTGAAGTTGTAATACACTTTCTTACTCAGTATTACAAATAAGGGCCTTAACTGGCCCTTTTTTATGTCTAAAATAACTTGTATAAATATGTGCAAATAGTTGCATATTTGTGTAATTCTGTTAATATATATATGTGAGTGATTTAATTAAAAACCAAAAAGGAGGAAAAATGATAACAGTATTTCATGCAAACAAGTTTGGTGATAACACCAAGGGTTACACAAAAGTGGCGGAGATTGATGTTGATACAATCAACGAGGCTTACGCATTAACCAACAACGTGAACGGCTCTTGGTCTAGGGGTCCAGAGTTTGAGTATGCTGGTGATAAGATTGTTAACGACGACTATGATCCAAGAGTCAAGGTTACAACAGATCTTGCCTTAAACAAAAAAACTGGTGAGGTTATGGGTTTAAGATCTACCTCTAGTGGTGACGTTATCCATGACGGTAACAAATACTGGTTTTTAGTTCCAATGAGTGCGGGCAGAACTGGTCCCATTTACAAAACTCATGGTGACACGGTTGCTATAGACAACTTTGATATTAACGGTTTCATTTACAACGAAAAGGAGGTTGCGTAATGGATATTAATAATCTAGATGGTTTTACTGCTACCAAAAAAGCAGAGGGTAAAAGAGTCGCCATTTACGACGGCACTAAGTATCATTTAGAGGGCACTGTCGCTGTGGTTGATTATATGAGTGGCTATGTTCCGCTTTATGATTATAAAGCTGGCGATTATGCAAACTGGGACAAAGCAACAATCGATGCTTGGAACAAAAAGCAAGGATTGACTAATGCAGAGGTTGAAATGTTGATAAACCAAAGTTTCAGACCTGCAAATAATGAGAAGGTGGCGTAATGAGAAGATATAAGGTTGTTTACGGGAAAAATCCAATGAGGCCCAAGATTGTGTATGTAAATGCAAACAATCCGTATGAGGCACAAGAAATTGTTATGGACGCGTTCACTGTTTCTAGGAACATGATATTTATGACAACATGGGTTGATAACAAGGAGGTGGCGTAATGAGCACAAGAGCGGTATACACTTTTAAAACACCTTCTGAGTGGGATCAATCGGAAGTGCATATTTACAAACACTGTGATGGCTACCCAAAAGGCGGTCTTACATTCATTAAAAATGCGATTGAATATTATTGTGATAATTACGATACAATGAAACATCTTGCAAACAGAGACGCTTTATCAACTTGTTTTCTTTTGTCTTGCAATAAAGGTGAAAAATATGGCGGCTGTGAAATTACAGAACACCACGACAAACATGGTGATTTGGAATATAGATACAGCATCATACCTTTAAAGGATTTTAAGGAAGTTCCTAACTTTAGAAATATAGCGATTAGAATTTACTCTTGTGCGTCTTGGAAGGGAAAAGAAAAAATTATTTTTAACGATTCTCTTCAACAGGCCTTGTCTGAATTTAACACCTTGGATGTAGCATAATGACAGAGATAACCAAAATATTTGTTGATATGGATGGAGTCTTAGCTGACTTTATCCAGGGCGTAGAAGGTCCTAAGTATCTAAATGGACCGTTTGATAAGCAATCTTATTACGATAATAGAAAAATAGAATTATCAAATGCAGGTTTATTTTTTGATCTACCACCTATGAGTGATATGCAAACACTTGTAGATTATGTAAAAGGCACAGGTATAGACTGGGAAATATTATCTTGTTCTGGTGAGCAAAACAGAGATAAGGTTGCAAAAGATAAATTTAAGTGGATTAGAAAACATGTTGATATAGATGTGCTGGTTACATGCACGCTAAAAGGCAAAGAAAAGGCCATATATGCACGACCAGGACATGTGTTGATCGATGATAAAGCAAGTAACATTACAGCTTGGCGAAATGCTGGTGGTATTGGAATACATCACATTCATGCAAAAGATACTATAAACTGCCTTACAAAATTGTTAGCTAGTTCTTAGTTGCACAAATAACAGCCAAAGAGTATTATCAATACTGTAGAAATGATTGTTGCGAACAATGGTGTTTGCAATGGCTAATTTTAAAGGAGGCTGATTATGACTACGCATTTTACTTCGGGTGTAACCAACGTAGGTACTGATAGTACACTTGGTAAATTAAAAGCACCTGCACCGCATAAGTATCATCAATACTTCAATGATTTTGATACTTACTTAGCGTCCGACTGGACGATCACAACAACTGAGGATGGAACTGGATCTGCGTCTGAGGCACTAGCCGATGGCGACGGTGGGGTTTTGTTAGTAACAAACGCTGCTGGCGATAACGACCATGACTTTTTTCAGCTTGTAAAAGAGGGTTTTAAATTTGAATCTGGAAAACAAATCGGTTTTCACGTTAGATTTAAAACAAATGACGCCACTCAAACTGATATTGTTGCTGGTTTACAGCTAACTGACACAACACCGTTAGATGTGACAGATGGTATCTTCTTTTTAAAATCAGATGGAGCTGCAACAATCAGCTTTATCGTTGAAAAAGACAGCACACAATCTACACTAACATTACCAAACTCTTTGGCAGATGATACATTTATGACACTAGGTTTCATTTACGATCCTAAAGATCAGAAGTTTCATGTGTTTCAGAACAATGTTTTAGCAGGTACAGTCGTTAGCACTAATGCACCAGATGATGAAGAGCTTACGCTTTCATTTGGTATACAAAACGGTGCCGCTGCTGCAAAAACATTAAGTGTTGACTATGTTGGTGCTTATAAAGAACGAACAGCAGTCACAGAACTATAAGGAGTAAATAATGGCTGATACAGTAACCTCACAAACCATACAAGATGGTGAGAGGCTTGCCATTCTTAAATTTACTAACGAATCCGACGGCACAGGCGAATCTTCTGTTAAAAAAGTTGATGTATCGGCTTTGAAAGCTGACAGCAAAGGTAGAGCTTGTTCTTCTGTATCTATATCAAGAATATATTGGGCCTGTAGAGGCATGGGCGTCGACATTGAGTTTGACGCATCAACCAATGTATTAGCAATATGTTTGCCAGCTGACAGCACTGGTGACGAATACTACGATTTATTCACTGGTATTCCAAACAATGCTGGTTCTGGCGTTACGGGAGATATAGACTTTACAACCGTTGGACATAGTAATGGTGACGCTTACTCAATAATATTGGTTGTAACTAAAAATTACAGCTAATGGCAACCACAAAGGATGCAAAAAGACTCCCTAGCGGTAGGATCTCTTACCGTGGGGAGACTTTTCCTGGTTACAACAAACAAAAAAGAACACCAGGCAAAAATAAAAAATTTGCTGTTCTAGCAAAAAAGGGAGATCAAATTAAAATAGTTAGATACGGAGATCCTAATTTAAGTATTAAAAAAAACCAACCAGCCAGACGTAAAAGTTTTAGAGCTAGGCACAACTGCGACGCTGTGCAAAAGAAAAAAGACGTATTTACAGCTGGTTATTGGTCATGTAAAAATTGGTAAATAATTATGGCAAAACAAAAAATTAACAAAGTCGTTAGACAACTTAAAAAAGCAAGTAAAACTCATGCTGGGCAAGCAAAAACCCTTGAGTCTATTAAAATGAAAAAAGGTGGTGGTGCATCGAAAATACCATCTAATGTAGCAAATCCGTCACTTTATAGAAAAGCAAAAGCGAAAGCAAAAGCAAAATTTGACGTTTACCCAAGCGCGTATGCAAATGCTTACATGGTTTCTCAATATAAAAAAATGGGTGGTAAATACAAAGGCTCTAAAAAAGCTGTTGGTGGGGAGGTCAATGGTAAAAACCTAAAACCAATACCAGCAGAAAACAAAGGTTTGCCAAAACTACCAAAAAAAGTAAGAAACAAAATGGGTTTTATGCGAACTGGCGGTGCTGTAACTATGATCCAAGGCCGTGGGTGTGGAGCCATGATGGATTCTAAACGTAAAAAAACTAGAGTGCCGAGGAGCTAATGGTAGCAAAAGGTAGCACCATAAGGCGAAAGCTAAGACAAGGTAAAAAACTTGGTTTTAGCGAACGTGCCTCAGCAAAAGCTAGGGGACTTATAAAACGAGCAGATGGTACAAAACGCAAAAGCGCCAAGTACAAAAGAAAAAAATGAAGAAAAAAAAAGATCCAAAAGTTGGAACAGGTAAAAAACCTAAGGGTAGCGGCAGACGTTTATACACGGACGAGAACCCAAAAGATACGGTTAGCATAAAATTTGCAACTATGAAGGATGCTAATGCAACGGTAAATAAAGTAAAAAGAATTAAAAAACCTTTTGCTAGAAAAATACAAATACTTACTGTTGGAGAACAACGAGCTAAAGTTATGGGAAAAACTGGTATAGCCAACGTATTTAAACGTGGTAAAGATCAAATTAGGAAGGCGCATGGCAAAAAGTAAAGGCGGACTAACAGAATGGTTCAAACAAGATTGGGTGGATATAGGCGCACCTAAAAAGGGTGGTGGCTATGCAAAGTGCGGTAGAAGTAAACTAGAAAAAGATCGCAAAAGAAAATATCCAAAATGCGTGCCAGCTGCAAAAGCTGCTCGTATGTCTAAATCACAAATAAAATCAGCAGTGCGACGAAAACGTGCAAAAAAACAAGGGGTTGGTGGTAAGCCAACAAATGTAAAAACTTTTGCGGCGAAAGGTGGTATGATAACCAAAAGACCAAGCATGGGATTGTTTGGAAGGAGATAAAAAATGAAAGGTACTAAATATATGGCCAAAGGTGGCGGTATGAAAGGGACTAAATACAAAGCCATGGGTGGTGGTATGAAAAGCACTAAAGGTTTCGCCAAAGGTGGCGCAGCTTTACGAAGTGAAATGAAAGCTAACCCAGGTATGGGTAATATGCCTAAATCTGTGATGTCAGCTCTTATGGGTGGCGGAACTAGAGCTCAAGGTCAAGCTAACGTGTTAAAAGGAACAAAAGGCATGGCTATGGGTGGAGGCATGAGAAAAAACACCAAAGGTATGGCTAAAGGCGGCGGCATGAAAAAAGGCACCAAATATAGAGCTAAAGGTGGCATGATGTCAAACCTTGGTAAAGGTATTAAAAATATAGGCAAGTAAATACTAATTAAATAAGGTGGCGTATTTAATATCAAATATCCCGCAGTTTAAATGCTGGGTAAGAAAAGAGTTTACTACTAATCATCAACACGGGCATGGTGAGTACCTCCATGCTCTTGCTTTTGCAGTTAATACAATCCCAGACAGATCTTTGTCTTTTCAAGTAGTTTTTACAGGCTGTGAAACAGATTTTGAGGGTTATCCAGATGAAAACATACACGGTGGAGCAATGTGGGCGCGTATGCCAATACAAGCTCTTGTAGGCGATATACCATTAGCTGAGTGGCCTAAACCCATGGAGGATCATTTAGCACAACCTTGGGACTGTCTAAGTCACCATCATAGTGTAATTACCATGGATCGAGTGAGCTCAAGTCCCTGGTTTTGTAAAATAGGTGGCGAGTTCTATATGGGCAAATACATGTTTACAGTAGACTACACTGAACACTCCATAGCGGACGATCCAGCACAACATAAACAAAGTCACGTTCTATACTTAACAGATGCAGGTGAATATACTGGTAACTTTGTTGCACTACCAAATAATAGAGTAAGAGCAACCAATCCAGCCTTATGGAGAACTGGCGAGGGAGCTCCAGATTTTTCACCCAGTCAGTGGATACACTCTGCTGAGGCACATGAGAGTTATACAGATCCGACCATAACATTTGACAATTTATATGCACCAGAGGAAGATAGAGAATAATTATGGCATTATCTGGAAGTAAAGACTTTGAACTTGACGTAGCTGACTATGTCGAGGAGGCATTTGAGCGTTGTGGACTAGAGCTTAGAACTGGTTATGATTTAAAAAGCGCAACAAGAAGTCTTAACCTAATGTTAGCAGAGTGGGCCAACAGAGGTCTAAATCAGTGGACAGTGCAAGAAAAAACACTGGATATGGTGAAAGACACAGCTACTTATAACATTGATAGCACTAACGCTACAGCACCTATTGATGTGCTAGATGTTTTTATTAGAGAAACAGTAGGAACTGAGACAACAGACTTACCCTTAACTAGGCTTAGTAGAGCTGAATATGCTCATATAACAACTAAATCAAGCACTGGTAAGCCTAATCAATTTTTTATTAACAAACAAACTACGCCTACAATAAAAGTGTGGCCAACACCAGATAAATCTAGCACATACGTTGTTCACATGAACGTTTTGACAAGAATGGATGATGCAGATGTGGGCGCTAATACCCTTGATATGCCTTTTAGGTTTTATCCGTGTTTGGCGGCTGGTTTAGCTTACTACATATCTTTAAAGAGAGCGCCAGAAAGAACTGGTTTGTTAAAAGGTTTGTATGAGGAGGAGTTTCAAAGAGCAATGTCCACAGATGAGGACAGAGCATCCTTTAACATTACACCTAATTTAAGGAGTTACAATAACGCATAATGGCTTTTGCATCTGGTAAAAATTCATACGGTATCTGCGATATATCTGGCTTTAGGTACAAGTTACGTGAAATGCGTAAAACTTGGGATGGCTTGTTGGTTGGTCCAGACCAATGGGACGCCAAACATCCTCAACTACAACCAAAACCATCCGCTGTTGACCCACAAGCGGTCAAAGACCCTAGGCCAGATACAGCAGACGATAATTCAACTTTTTTGGTTTACACTAATGTTGGCAACGGCAAACTAGGTAGTGTGCTAACCACATTCTCAGTTACCACAGGTGTTGGTGAGGTCACGGTGACAACATGAGCTTTACTTTTGGCACATTAAAAACTGCGATACAAGATTATTTAGAGGTATCTGAAACAACATTTACAACTCAGTTGCCAACTTTTATTACAGAGGCAGAAGATCGTATTTTTTCATTTGTGCAACTGCCAGAACAAAGAAAAAACGTACAAGGCACTCTAACTTCTAATAACAGATTTTTAGCAACACCTACTGATTTTTATGCTCCAATGAGTCTAGCTATTATAAGCTCTAGCACATACGATTATTTGGATTACAAACACCCGTCATTTATAAAAGAGTTTTCACCTGGCACAACACAAGCTAAGCCAAAGTATTACTCTTTATTCGATGAGACAGCTTTTGAGGTTTCGCCATTGCCCGACGCAAACTATACGGTTGAACTTCATTATCTACATAAACCAGTCTCTTTGACTGCTGGTAGCGACTCTGGCACGACATTTTTATCCAC